CGCCGAGCGTTCCCGCCGCGGTTGCCTGAGTGGATTTGCCGACCAGCAATTGCACGCCCTGATAAATCAACCACTGAGCAGCCATATCGCCCAGGGCCTTGAGCATCGACTTAGCGAAGTTGCCGACCGTGTCGCCCAGCGCGTCGCTGGCATCTTCCGCGCCGCTGGCCACATCCGAGAAGAACGTGCCCAAGTCACTGGTGGCAGTACCAAGCGCGCCCGATGTGAAGTCGGCGGCGATCTGCGAATAATCCCGCGCCGCATCGGCGTAGTTTGCCCACGCCTCGTTGACGCCATTCATCCAGTTAACTTGCTGCTCGTCCGTAGCGGCGTAGAAGTTTTCCTGCGCCACCAGGCGCTTGTTCAGCTCGTCCTGTAACACCTGAGTTTCGTTGGCATAGAGCTCCGGCGTGATCTGCCCGGTGTTGCGCTGCTCGTTGAGGCTTACCACATCAGCGGCATACTTCTGCCGCATGGCCAGGTCGGCGCGCATCCGGTCGCGGGCTTTGTCGCCCATCCCAATGCCGGCCAGCTCCTGGTCGAAACCGTCCTTTGTGGTTTGGGTGGTGAGGCCTTGGGCATTCTTGAATGCCGTGAGTTTCAGGTCGTCTTCGTTGGCTTTCTTCAGCTTGTTCAGCGCATCGAGCTCGGCAGCCATGCCCATGAGCTTTTTCTTTTGCGCCTCGCTCAGCTTGCCGAGCTTACCCTCCTGCAGCTCGAAGGACAGCTTCATCACCTCGGTGGCGTTTTTCTGCTTGTCACCCGTAGTGTTGAGCAGTTCAATCTGGCGCTGATAGCCTTCCTCGGCGGTATCGAACGACTTGAGCTGCTGTTTCGCGGCAGAGCTCGCCTCGGTGGTGTTCTTCCTCAGCGCCTTGGCGGCAGCATCGTCTGAAGATTTTTGGGCATCCTTGGCCGCAGCAGCCGATCGGATGGCAACAATCATGCCTTCCGTTAAATCCGTGTTTTCAGCAATGAAGCGGTTGGCTGCCTCAAGGCTGGTTTTGTCTTGAGCGGCGCCGAGCTGCTTCTGCAGCTGCTCAAGATACTTCTGACCTACCTGTTCGGCGGCGGCGATGGCGGCATTGTTCTTATTTCGGGCCGCGGTATTGGCATCGGTCTCGCCGGTCAGTCTCGAAATCACCTCGCTTTGCCGGCCAAGCTCAGTACTGAGATCGCTGACTGGTATCTGGCTTTTGTCGATAGCGTCCGCCATCGACGCAGTGACCCCGGGAACGGTACGCAACTGATCAGTGACGGCCTTCCAATCAACAGTTATGCCGGCCGCCTGATCTTTGGATGCCTGCCTCACCAAGTCCAGCGCCTGCTGCGCCTCCTTTGGCAGGGGGGTAAGACCAGCCATAAGGCCATCCGCGCCTGCCGCGCCCATACCTCGAAGATCACTCTCGAACTTGTCAGCTATAGCCCCGGACATCTGCCCGAGCTTACTTTGCATGTCCTCGACTTTTGACTTCAGCTCGTTAAGCGTCACCGATTGGGTGGCCCGATTGAGCTTTCCGAACCTCTCAATCAGTTTGTCTAGAGGATCACTCAGATTGCCCAGCTTCTGCTCGAGAACGCTTGTATTGTCGCGCAGCGTAAGGAAAGCCGTGGCAGCGCCGATCGCGAGCGACGCAATCCCAAGCGGACCACCGAGGACGCCCATGATCACACCAGTGGTCCGGCTCAAACCAGCTTGAGCAACTGAGACAGCGTTGGTTGCGCGAGCCTCAACCAGGCGCGCCTCGGCAAGTTGTATCGACATCTGCGTCTGCACTGCGGTGCCACGTGCTGCAACCGCTTCTTTCTGGGCAAGAAATACCGATGTCTGGGCTTTTTGCTGCTCGGCTTCTGCAGCGAGCAGCACTGCTGCCGCTTGAGCTTTCCTTGCAGCTGCGTCTTTGAATGCGGAATAAATGGAAACCGCCGCGGAATCTGCGGCGCTAACCCCGTAACGGGTTAAGGCTGCAATGGCCGCAACGATAGCGATGTCGGCGAGCGTTTCAAAATTGTCACCGAGCATGCCGATTCCGCTCGCGAGAGTCCCGGCAAAGTCAGTCGTTTCATTCAAGCGACCGATGTACACGGTGAACGCATTTGAAAGGTTCTGCACAGCATCGCGAACCGCCACGCTCATGCTATCCGCCAAGACACCATTGGCTTCGGCGGATTTCTGCAAGCCTTCCGTTAGCAGATCAAGGCTAAGCTTACCCTGCGCCCCAAGGCTGCGGATCTGCTCGACGGACTGACCGGTAGATTCGGAAATCGTATCAACCACAGTCGGCATGGCTGCGAGCATTGATTGCCAGCCATCGGCTTCAACCTTGCCTGTTTGCAGGGCCTTCGAATACGCATCGATGGCGGAGCTGGCCTTGTCAGCTGACGCTGAGTTTGTCACCAGCAAAAAGCTGAAGCTGTCCATCACGTCGAGCGCTTGGCCAGTGTTGTAACCCATTGACCTCAAGCTGTCGGAGGTTCGTATGTACAGCTCTTGCGCTTCACTTAAAGGGCGATAGGTGCGCTTCGCCGTTTCGAGCAGGCGCTGCTGGACCAAGTCGTACTCGCTGACACTGCTGGTTGCCATGCCGATGCGATCAGACATTTGCCCGTACGAATCTGCCGCTTCAATGATCTTCCCAAGACCTACAAGGCCAACAGCGCCCGCAAGGGAACTCTTGATGAGACCTGCAGCATTCTCCGCGCGCTCGCCGGCCCGATCAAATGCAGCATCTACACGACCCAGGCTCTTATCAATCTTCCCAGACGTTTGGGCAACACTCGAGTCTGCGCGCGCCATCTCCTGACGCAACTGGGCAGTGGTCGCCTCGATGCGGACGAGCATCCCCTGTACGTCGGTATCGGCCATGCTTTTCTCCAGGCATAAAAAAACCCGCCGAAGCGGGAGGTAAAGTTGAAAAAAACTAAAGACAGAACTTAGACCAGGCTTGCTCAAAGTCGCTTGAGCTTAAGCGCCCATCCTTCTCAAAAACGACCATCTCTTTGGTTGCTGCGATGAATCTCCGGAAACCGCCATATCCACCAAACGAGTTCTTCGAATTTACCTCGCCACAAAACCCGCGCTGATTACGAAACTCAGCGCTGCCTGGATCTTTCAAGACTCCGGTTACAAACTCCCTGGCCACGCGCTGATATCTTATCTCAGTCATTTCGGCCGCATGCTTTGCCTTCTCCGCCTCCGACTGTCCGCACGCCGCCAACAACAAAAAAACAGGAAGCATCATTATCAGCTTTTGCATTCGTCAATCCCTCGCTCTTGATCGGCGAAGACTATCAAAATGCTACGCTGACTGCCTCCCCGTGAGCGCGTGCCGCAGCTTATCCGCCACAGTCGATGGTGACGGCTTGCCCGTTTTGGGTTTCGTCTTACCGCCGCCGAAGGGGTTGGTCATCTGAGCCCACTCGAGCCTGGCGTCCATGGCCAGGAACAGTTCTGGGATCGGCGTGGTCCAGGCCAGTTCGGGCGACCAGCCAAGCCACCCGGTGGCCACTGCGTAGAGCCGGTCGACGTAGCTGCCGTCCTCGACAGCACTTACGCCGCCGCCGGCTTTTCCTTTCCCGCGTCAGGACCCTTCGGGTTATACAGCGCCACCAGGTATGCATTCAGCTGCACAGACACTTCCAGGACACCAGCCTGCCAAACCTGCTCGGCGACAGCCTCGGCGGCCTTACCTTTCAGGCCAGCACCACTGGCGATGATCACCGCGCAACCATCGACGCTCAACGCGTTGATAGCCTGGGACGCCCCGCGCAGGCCACCGAAGTGAGCTTCAATTGCACGCACGGCACCGAGCGTCGGCATCAAGGTGTAGGTCTCGTCGTCGAGCTTGATATCGACGGTTCCGAAAAGGGTCTTGCTCATTCGTCAGATCCTTAAGAGTCGGGGCCGAAGCCCCGCAGGTTAAGCGGCTGCAGCCGGGAGGATTTCCAGAATGTCGGAGTTGATGCCGATGGTGACGTTGCGGCGAACCACGTTGTCAGCCCCGCCGGCGGCAACGGTGTTGTTCATCACCTTTCCGCGCAGGTAGAACGTGGTCGGCAGCAACGCCGGCGTGGCATCAGGATCGCCATCGTTCAGGGTGATCTTGATGTTGTAGTCGCCCTTGCTGCGGTCCTTGTGAGCAACCTTCAGCTTGGCCTGGCCCAGGTCGCCGTTGTCGAGACCGACAGCCAGGGTCAGGTCACCCGCATCAGCGGTGCCCTTGTACTTGCGCACACGGCCATCGCGTAGCGAGGTGAATGTCACGGAGCTGAACGTGTCACCGAACTCGCCCAAGTCCTCCACCTCGCCTATATCGACGTAGGTGTCAGCCTTGTAGAGCGCTTCAGTGTCCGCGCCGTTCTTGCTACCGATACCGATTCGGCAGCCGGCGGCTGTGTTGAGGTTGTCATCGGCCATGGGGGTTCCTCCAAAGGCACATTGGATAAAGCCGCAGGGCGGCCGGTGTTGGGAATTAGTGGGTGGTGATAACGCGGACCGTGATCGATCCCTGGTACGTGACGCCGTCAGCATCGCGCTGGGCGTCGGCTTGCTCGACTCGGACTGATACAGCCCGACCTACTTCGAGCGGCAAGCGGCGCTCATCCAGAGCAGCAACAATCTCGCCATTGATCCGCTTCACCTCGGCCTGGCCGTGGGCATCAGACCAGACAGACAGGTAGATCAGGCGCTGCTCGCGCTTGCGCCCAGCGATAGGGCTAGTGTTCGCCGATATCTCCCGGTCGAACGAGATGTAAGGCATTGGCGTATCCAGCGGCGCACCGTCGTACACGGGACAGGAGACTTCAGCCTCCAGGCGCGCGAACAAGGCCTCTTGCAATGCAACGGATGGATCAGCCATCGGTAACGCCCTCACTTGCTTTGCGCAGCGTCCGGGCCACGGCTGCCTTGATGTTTGCCAGAACAAACTCACGGTTGACCGCCATTGCGGGCCGGAGCCATGGGTGTGCCGGCCGGGCCGGAATATCTGGGTACTTCCCGAAGAAATGAGAGCCATCGCTTTTGTTTTTTGTGGGGCGCCGGTTCAGAGCATTGCGACGGCCCTTGAGTTGAGACTTGTCCCGGTTGTTGGTGTGCTCACCGCCTGCGGCACTGATGTCAGCCCGACGGTAAATGGAGCCGCTGTAGCCCTTGGTCCCGTACTCGAAGAAGCGCAGATAAAAGAAACGGCGCGTGTCCCTTTTTCCCCGGATACCGATCTGCGCATCCAAACCGCTTTTCGAAACAAAAACCTGCAGTGCGGCCGCAGCAGCGCCGGTATCTTTCGGAACGAGCTGCCGCATTGTTTCCAGGATCTTGTTGGCCGCCTCCTGCATCGCAGGTGCCAATTCGTTATCCATGGTTTCGTGAATGTTGCGCAGCGTCTTCCGAAGCTTAAAGTCGCCGGACATCCGGGAACGGCGAGTGGCCATGGATCACTCCTTGGCCGGCTCGGCCTTCTTGGGGATTGCTTGCTGTTCATCAGCGGCGCGTACCAAACCGCGACTGATAAGGTCAGCACCCGTTTGGGAATCGACAGTAAAGTCTTCACCTTTGGATTTTTCACCAACGGCGCCGGAGAGATTTCCCAAAGCAGTTACTTTCATGACGCACCTCTATGGGTTGGGGACGTTTGAACAAAGCAATCGAAGCATGTCGCGTTCGTTGTTGGGCAGCGAGGCTTCGATCAAGTAGGTAGTAGCAATTCCATTTGCTGTGTGCACCAAGCGGTTACCGGCAACAGCATCTGCCCTTGGCCTGACAATGATCTCCGCGGTGACCAGTGCCTTTACCTGTTCCGCCACTGGAGCGGTTCGGCCGGTAGGGAGCGTGATCTCCGCATAGATCTTGCCAAGGTCAGACCAGGAGACATCAAATCCGCCGGTTTTGTTTTTCACGCGGATCGGACTTTGCAACATGCAACGGTGACGCAACTGGCCGGCCCTCATGGGATATCCTCCGGCACGGCGTCGATGACGCCACGCCAGTTCCTAGAAGCCCACAACAATGCCTCGACCCCCATCGGCAACTCCGCAGTGATGGTGCCGATCACGACCGCCTCACGGGTCGAGTACGAGTGCCCCAATAACAGCAGCAGCGCGTTCTTGAACGACGCGGGGAAATCGGTCGCCAGCTTGAGCGCCGGGTTGTCGCAATACCACAGCGCCCAAGCCAGCGCGGATTCAGCATAGAGCTCGATCAGGTCGTCATCGTCTTCATGGTCGACGCGCAGATGCTTGCGCATCAGCGCGATCGGCAGTAGATCGGTGACGGGGATGCTCATTTTTTAGAACCTGCTTTCTTGGTTGTGGTGGTGTCCGGCGAGTTCTGCTCAGGCATGGGATCGTCATCAACCTCTTCCGCCAACTCCAACCCGATCAAAGCTTCAGCATATTCATCCTTGACCTCGCGGACCTCGAACTGGTCGAAGCTGCCGGCGTGGTAGTGGGAAAACTGACGTAACGCGCGAATCTTTATCATGGCCTTGCCCGGGGCAGTTTCCTGCCCCGGCCCTATGGTTATGGAGTTGGTACGGTGAATGTGCCCTTGATGATCGCAGTCGGACGGTAGTGAGTTACCGCCAGGCGCTCTTCGCAGAGGATGGTCAGCATGTTCTTCACGAAGTTGTCGCGATCCTGGTTGCTGATTTCAATTGTTGCGTCCATGCGGTCCCAGATCTGCGAGGCCAGATCGAAACCACCGACGGTGAAGGTGCCCTGAGCTTGCGCCTTGGTGGCCACAACTGGCAGCCCCCACATGACCTTCGCGGCGAATGCGGCAGGACCACCGAAAATGTATCGGCCATCAGCATCCTTCAGCAACGCAATGGCATGCCAGTCACGCGGGTTGAGGATCAGCCCCGACGCTTCAAATTCCGACTCGCTGGTCTGGAAGATGGCGTGTGCGATTTGATCGGCGCGGGAATCGCCAGTGGCATTGAGGGCGGTGTCGTAAACACTCGCCACGTGGTTCAGGCCGATCAGGTTGTCGCCGGTACCGTCACCATTAAGGAGTTGACCCTCCTCCACCAGGTCCAGACCGAACAGCAGACGGCCGTTCACATAGGATTCCAGCATCGGTGCATCGTCCATGATCTGACGCGAAGCCTGGATCCAGTGGGCGATAGTTCTGACGTTGGCAGTTTCCTTCGTGAAGGTGAGCTGCGATTCTGGCTTGAGCGCACCTTCGGCCACCGGAGCGGCGCTGTTGGTGAACACGTTTTCACGCACGTACTCGATTGCGTTCGACGTGGTTCGCCCCTGAGCAAGCAGGTCACGGATGGTCAGGCGACGCAGGCCCGGCATCAAGATGCCAGCGTTCTGCTGTGGCTGGACCAGGGTGCCTGCGGATGCCGCGCCAGAACCGAGGGCTTTGCTGAAGCTCTTGACATCGACCTTGCCGGTGCTGGAGCCGTTCCAGCCTTTCTTGAGATCTTCAGCGGCCTTCTCGGCAAAGGACTTCTTGCCTTCGGGATTGTCGAGACCGCCGCCTGCAAGCTTCGACTCCAGGTCGAACAGGCGGGTGCCGGCGGTCTTCAGCTCATCCTGAACGGTCTGCAGGTCACCCTGCAGCTTCTTGCTGATCTCGCCGGTTGCGGAGATTTCTTTCTTTTGCTCGTCGAAGAGCGCAGTCATGTTGGTCTGCGCGGTTTCGATAGCCTTCTGAATTTGGGCCAATTCGGACATGGTTTATTTTCCTACAGATGGGAAGGACTTGATGCGCTCGAGGAGCGCGGTGATTTCGCCACCTTCGGAATCGCTCCGAACTGCGGACTTGAACCGAGCGATAAAGCTCAGTGCTTGCGACTTCGAAAGGCCAGCCGAATCCCTCAGCCAGTGCTCTACGTCGCGAATAGTGGTGATCGACTCCATGCTTTTCATGGACTCAATGGTCGCCTGCTCATTGGCAGGGAAGGTGCAGATGCTGATCTCGCGGAGGGCCTGCACGTTGTTGAATGCGCGGCCTGTGTCGATGATGGTGTAGTCGTCCTTCGTCACCGTGAAACCGACTGACATTCCCTCAACCGTCTTGTGCTCCATCGCCGCGCGGAGGTCGTTGGAGACGGACAAGCCCGGAGTCAGTTCACCTACAACGAGGAGACCCTTGCTGTCCTCCTCCAGGGTCTGCCACTTACCTAACGGCATCTCCCAAGTTTGATGGTTGAAGAACATGCCAACCTTTCGACTTTGAGAGGTCAGAGCCTTCTTATAAGCGCCTGGCAGGATGATGTCGCCGTCCGAGTCGATGACGTCAAAGACACTGGCGTACCCCTCGAAAACCCCGGCTTTCCCGTCCGAGGAAAACTTGATCTCGGTCTCGGTAAAAGCCAGTGTTTTTTGGATATTTGACATTGGGTAGCTCCAGAAAAACTAAGCCCCGCTCGGGGCGGGGCTTGGTTTGCCAAGTTGATCAAGCGGCACGTTCTGTGACTGTCGCGTCGCGACATCGCCACCAGGTAGTTTGGGCCGGTTGTTGACGCGACGACCTTCGTTCGGCGTCAACAGGCCTGTATCGATCAGGGTTTTCAAGTAGTTCGCCCGAGCAGTCGAATCGCCGCTCAACAAGCCGTCTCGGTTGTGCTCTGCGTGGATTCTCCCAAGGTCTGCCGGCTTCACAAGCCAGCGCAGAATGCAGCCCTCCCAAATCTCGAGGTAGGGATCAAGGGCATATTGAAGAAACCCAAGGTTTTGTTGCTCGATGCCGGAACCCCAGCTGGTGGACTTTTCAACATCACCCACCAGGTGCGGCGGCACACCGAAGAAACGCGCCAACTCACTGACCTGGAACTTTCGGGCCGCCATCGTTTCCGCGTCCTGCGGGCTCACACCAATGGCCTGGGTGGTGAATCCACCCTCAAGAATCCACAGGCGCTTCTTCACCGGGCCACCGGAGATCTCCTTGAAGTTCTCCTCGACCTGGGCGCGCTGCTCCTTGTTCAGGACCTTGCCATCCCCAGTCATAAGCAACTGGGGGGACTTCGCACCGTTGGCATAGAAGTCGCGCTGCTGGTCTTCCATCGCCACGGCAACGCTCGCTGTTTTGGCAGCGAAGGCGATCGGGGAAAGGCCAACAAGTCCGTTAAAGCCGAAGCCTTTGAGGTGGAATATCTCGCTGTGCTTAAAGTCGGCGTACTCGGTGTCTCGTCGATATCGGTAGACGATCCGTTTCCCTTCTAGGCGAACATCCATGTTGACCGACATCAGCGGCACAAGACTGATGACATCGCCGACACTATTTCGCTCGATCAGGGCGTATGCGTTTCCGTAATAGCAAAGCTGCATCGTCATCGCGACGCGGAAGTCGAAGGCCGTCATGAAGTCGTTTGGCCGATACTTCAGAAGACGGGCCAGCGGGTTGTTCAGTCCAACCTTGGACCGGTCCTCACCCGTCGTTTCAAAAACATCCAATGGCATGCAGGCGGTTACGCTCGAAATAAGCCGTACACAGGCGAACACCGTGGCAATTTGCAAAGAGCGCTCGTCGGTTACAACAGAGTCGCCAACTTGACCGGTAGCGGAGACTGGCCCCGTTTGCGACCCCTTGTTTGGCGTCGACAATCGCCCGCCGACAAAGAAGCTTGCCATACGCGCCCAGAATGGACTGCGAGTGCGCAGGTCAATGCTGTAGTCGGTGTCTGCCATTACATACTCATCGGTCTGGAGAGGAAGTCGTCGACAGAGCCCTGAATGTCCGCGTTAGCGAGGATTCGGCCTATCGTCATGATCAGCGCGACAGCGCCGTCGATCTTGTTGTCATCACCCTGCTTGATCGGACGCACTACGTCGTCATTACCCGTCATGTTCTTCCCGATTACGTTTGCGATGCACCAGGTCATGATCGGGTTGCCGTCGTGATGGAACCGGCCGGCAGTGATAGCCGCCTCGAGTTCCTTCATCGGATCCGACATGTTGGTGTAGTTCTGCGTGATCGTGATCGGATTGAAACCCTCGTCGTCAAGGTCGTGGCTCAACCCCGTGGCGCCGTGCGGGTCAATCGCGCACTCGCGAACTGGCGCCTGGTGGTTGGCTTCCTTGGTGTCTTCGAGGATCTCGCGGTAATCAATCTCGGCGCCGTCGGTTATATCGAGGTGCTTGGAGTTGATCCAGGCCTGGAACCGTTCGGACATCCGCTTGTTGTCGCTGTTGTAAGCGGTGTCATAGGGCACCCAGAACTTCGGCCCGACACTGTAATAGTGGGTCTTCCCGTCAATCACTCGCCAAAACAGACGTGCTCTGGAGTTCATGTCCAGCTTGCGCGCCAGGTCGAAGCCGGCAATCCACTCTTGCCCTTCGAACTGCTCCAAGGTGAGAGTGGTGTCTTCGCATGATTTCCAGTCCTCCATGTTGAAGAAGCCGGATTTAGCGCTGACCCAGAGGTTCAGGTGCTTCGTTTTAAAGGTGTTGGTGAATCGTGCCGATCGTATCGCCCGGGCCTGCTGGCTCTCCAAATACTCCTGGAACACCGAAACCCCGTGGTTGGGGTTGGCCTTGGCCAGCATCTTCGGATCAGTCCAGTCGTCGCCCTCATCGAGCGTCCATATCCAACCGAACAGCTCATCGTCCGGAACGGTGCCCGCCAGCATCTCGATGACCTGGCGGCGCTTGTCATAACACGGACCTTCGATATCGGCGCCGGCAGTGGTGATGATGAACATCAGTGGCTGACGACGAGCGCCCATACCGGTGAGCATGGTGTCGTACTGAGCCGACGTGGGGTGTTCGTGGTATTCGTCGATGATGGCGCAGCTGGGTGATGCACCGTCGCCCGGGTTGCCGATCAGTGGCTCGAAGCGGCTGAAGTCGGACGGGATGTTCATGTTCGAGGCGTTCACCTCAATGCCGGCTGCCTTCACCAGCATCGGCGACTTGGTCACCATCAGCTTCGCCGGGCGGAATACTTCCCAAGCCTGCTTCTCAGTGGTTGCCCCGGCATACACCTCGGCGCCGTACTCGCCATCTGCAACGAACATGCAGATACCCACGCCGCCAGCCACGACTGACTTCCCATTCTTACGGGGCACTTCCCAGTAACTTTCTCGAAATCGGCGGTGGCCGCCCTTCTTTTTGACCCAGCCATAAGTGACGGCAATGCCGAACAACTGCCATGGCTCCAGGGTGATGAGCTGTCGCTTGAATGCCCATTCACCTTTGGTGTGCGGCAGCAACTGCATCAGCTTGAGCTTTTTCTCTGCCTTGGCCGGGTCGAACTTATATCGATACCCGCGCTTGCGGCTTGCCGCCAAGTCGTCGAAGTGTCGCAGGATCGCCTGGTGGACGTACCGGCAAGCCGGAACCTTCCCGCGGAGCACAGACCTTCCCCACGCCATCGCCTTGTCGACGCTGGGGTGCAGGGCTTTGGTCATTAGGATCTCAACAGGTTGGCGAATTCGTTGGTTTCTTTCCCCTTATTGCCGCCTATCAGCCGGGTCCGGCTGGCCGGATCGAGGCCGAGCATCGATCCGAAGGTGACCATCTGGCGCATTGTTTCGTTGGCAGCGGTCAGCGCCGGATTTTTCATCGGGCCGCCGGTGGCTCCCTCGACCACAATGCCGTTCTGCTGGATAGATTCTTGAGCCATACGCCAGTTGTCGTAGGCCACACAGAACGCCTCGACGTTGTGCAAGTCAGTGAGGGCGACAACGTTTTCGCGAAGCAGCTCGGGAACAATCATCTTCCACATAGTGGCGGCGCGATCGCTTAACCACTCAGGCGGGTCGACGTTGGTGATCTTCGAGAACTGCGGCTCGTCCTTGTTCAGCGCACGCTTGCCGGGGTTTCCGGCCAGTGCTTTTTTGGCCGTCGGCTTGGGTTTGCGACCACGGCCGGCGACCGTGGCGGTACCTCCCATCGCGCAACTCCTGAATTTTTAATTTCGCGGTCGTACGAGAAAGGCCAAGGGGACGGTCTAGCTATCGAAAACCCCAGACTTTTGACCCTCCCCCTCCCGTATTGAGAATCAACCTCATTTCATCAATGTTTTCGGTCAATTCGCACGATTCCTCGCCGGATTGCCCCAGCCGCCGTCCTCGGACGCCGTCTTCCTGCTGTGGCAGGGGTGGCAAAGGGCTTGCCAGTTCGAGCTATCCCAGAACACGGCCTTGTCACCCTTGTGGGCGATGATGTGGTCAAGGTCAGTGGCTGCTACCACCAACCCTTGGCGCTCGCACTCAGCACAGAGTGGATGCTTGGCCAGGTAGGCCTTGCGTGCCTGTTGCCACTTGTAGCTGTACCCGCGCTGAGCGCTGGTCTCACGCTGCCGCTCGCGGCGCTTGGCCTCGGCACTCTTGCCGATGTCCGCATGGTCATCGCAGTAGCGCGGGTTGCGGGTCAGCACATTGCAGCCCTGGGCATTGCATGGTTTCTTCGACCTCAGAGGCATACCTTACCAACCTCCAACCATCTTGCTGCCGACTGCCAAGCCGGCAACGAACATCAGCACCATCCACATAGGGTCAAGGTTTCGCATGGTGGTCTACCTCGTCTGGCTGCGTTTGATCTGGGCGTCCACCTGGTCGGCACACGTGTCCAGCAACTTGACGGCCTGGTCTTTGAGATCCCACACATCACCGTTGTCGCGCAGGTCAGCCTGATCGGCATCAACGCGTTCGCACGGGATTAGTTCAGGGGGCTCGACTCTTACTGCCGTCGTCTTTGTTACCAGCCGCGGGCTTCCCGCGCAGGCCGTCAGGCAAAGGCTGAGCAGCCCAATCACGAACAGGCTTGCTGTTGCGCTTGAGTTCTTCAAAGTCTTTCCTCGCCTTGTTGGCTTTCTTTTCGCTGGCCTTGATTCGTGCGGCCAGGTCGGCGGTGTAGTCGGCGTTGCGCTTGGCTTCGGCGCGCAGGGTGGTGATAGTCGCCTGGCTCTCGGTGTTGGCCGCGATGGCGTCGTCCTTGCTCTTAGCCTCGATCGTCACCTGCCCTTCAAGGGCAATGACCTGGTAGTGCTGGATGCCCAGCAACAGGCAGGCGACGAGCGCGATGATTGCTGCAGCAGCGAACGCCTTCATAGCGAATCAACCTTGCGACCAAGGAAGCGGGTCACCATCTCGCGAATGGCCGTGACGCCGAGGAAACCAATGGTTCCGCCGGCGGCAACAGACAGGCTCGATGGCCAGGCCATCCACTCAATGACGCTACTGGCAGACAAGCTCAACCCACCACAGATCAGCGCCTCGAAGAATATCCGGCGCTTACTGGTCTCTTTAGCGTCATACAGGATGCGCAGAAAGGAGATAAGGATCGCCATAATTGCGCCCTGCCAAAGTGGATTGCTCAGGGCCACCCAGATAGCGGCCCACGTGTCCGGGTTCTTTTCGGGCATGAGCTTCATCCGATGTCCTCCCTTGCGGGGAGCGTGATAGGTACGGCTCCATCAGCACTCCCAGCTCGGAGCAATGGGTGTGGTGGAGCCGAAAACGAAAAACCCCGGACGATGCCGAGGTCTGTGGTGTGCGACGTATAAAAGCGGTTAACGGATCAGCGTTGGCCGCGTGATATTGTCTCGACTCATTACATACATAGGAGACAAATTGTGACTACCAAGCACATTGAACGATTCGATGAAGTCGCTACAAGCATTCTCAAGGATATGTACCGTCGCTTTCCGGCGACATCCTACCCAACACCCACAACTATCGGGTTGACAACAGAGGTCCCGGATAACAGTGATGGCGACAGCAAGGTAAGCGAAGAGTACGAAGCCTTTGCTTCTGAGGTCCGAGGCGCAATGCAATGGCTTATCGAAGAAGGATATGTCAGCGACCGCGGCTACAAATTTGGAGCAAGCTATGTGCTATCTAGTGACGGGCTAAAAGCTCTGGAGCGGATTGCACCAGAATGCCGCGCGCCTCTCATTATGAGTTGAGCAATAAAAAGCCCGGCTCAATGGCCGGGCTTTTGTGTGTCGTTTCTCATACGCGCAAGATCGACATGATGGGGTTAATTTACGATCAAAGCGCCACTACAGTCAAGCGGCATCAATGAAGATTTCTTCCCGATCGAATATCTCGGTCGCGTGCACCACTGCCTGCTCCTCGAGCCGCTCAAGGCAGCGCGCAATCCCAGTTTTCCAGCGACGACGGGTCGACTCTGGCTTACCCTCAAGATCCCAAGTGTTCATGTCGTAGAAGTCGGCCGGCAGCACGATCATGTCAGTGGATCTCTTCACGTACTGGCCGCGCTCGACTTTCACCTCGGTCTTCCAGCCAGAAGCGATCATCTTGCCGATTGCATTGTGCTCCAGGTCTTCCCGAAGGCTACGGGACACCACTTCACGGCCGCCGCGCGGCGCAACTTGGACGCCCTTCAACTTGGGGATCGCCCAGGCCGTCACCGCCTTATAGATGAACAACTGAGGCGCTGGCGACTGAATCCGGCTGATGAGGCGACCGATTGAAGCGACTTTGTTGCCTTTATGCGTCGAGTACTTGGCAACCAGAACATCCCACTGCGCCGGAGCCAGATGACTGTGCAAGAGCGCATGCAGGCAGCAGTCGTAATCGAACTTGTCGCGTACCGAGATAGAGCTGCCGGTGCCACCCTGACGCAGATCGGCATCGATCAGCTTCTGCCAGGACTGCTTCGTGCTGTTGTCGATGTTGTCGGCGGCCAGTACGCGTACCAGGGTGCCCATCACGTCTTTATAGATGCCCATCGCTCAATCCCCTGTGTAGTTCGAGCCGCCGGCACCGCGGCGGTTGTTCTGTTCGTATTGTTCGTGGGCGCCGCCGATCAACTTGTTCACCTTGGCGATCTCCCCCAGCGCATCTCGCAGCCTTGCGTTGAGCACCTGCACCACATCGATAAGCGGCAAGGTCTTCAGCGTCTTACCGCACACCCAGCCCGACGCATGACAGTTATCGCAGGTCATTTGATGGAAGACCCCGGTGTAAATGCCGGTGCCGCGGCAAATGTTGCATTCGACGATGAACTTCAACTGACGCTGGAAGGACGGTCCATGCGACTTCGTCATACGGCCTCCATCAGCTGCTTGTGGACCAGGTACACGTCATCACCATTTGGAAGGGTTGGCTCATGGTGGACCTGGTACTTCCCGCCGGACCGCATCTGCACTTCCAGCACCGGATCGTGGTTCACCGTGTAGATGAAGATAGCGCTGACATCAGTCGGATTCACGGCGAGTCGGGTGCGCTTGATGAGCTGAATCAGCATTTTTAAACCTCGCCTATGGTTGATTCTTGAATGGCCTCGCAGGCCTTATGTTCCGTGGCTTCCAGCGGATTACCAGAATCTCCCGTTCTAAAGCCGGTCAATCCGTGAATGTGGTTAAAACCCTTCTGGTCTAGATGGGCGTGCCACTGCTCCAGGGCATCGCGCTTGCGGCTCATCACGTCCGACTGGATGTACACCTTCACGTTGTGACCCATCGCATGGTTGATCAGCAGCTCACCGATCAGGTGGTCAATGCCGATGTCTGCCCACCCTGTGCGGGCCACCTTGCGCAGATCGTGACTTGTCCACTCGCCCTGACCCAACCGGGTGAACACGGCACTGGCTTGGCCTTCACTCAGGGCCTTGCCATTGCGAGCCGGGAACAGGAACTGGCCGTCATATCCTCTGGCGTACTGACCTTCTCGATACCGGATCAGCAGCTCGCACGCTTGCTCTGTCAGTGGTAGGTGATGCTCGACACCGGTCTTGGTGTGCTCGGCCGGAATGAACCACTCACGCTCGGCTAGACTGATGTGCGACCAGCGCGCCTGACGTGTTTCGCCAATACGCGTGCCATGGCAGAGCATCATCAAGGCCAACATGGCATCCAGCGGCACCGCCTTGGTGACTTCGGCCAGTTGCTCGAGCAGACCTTGCAGCTGAACACCACGCAGGCGCGATGGCTTGATCCCGACCTTGGCCTTCGAGAAGTCGTTGAACTTGATGGCGGCCATCGGATTGGCCGAGATGTGACCCAGCTTGAACGCCTGACGGAATGCCAGAGCCAGCAACTGGAATGCCGAACGCACGTAGTCGATGCCGATCTTCTCCTGCAACGGCCACATGAACTGACTGTCGAGGGTTGCCTTGTCGATACCGGCGAGCGGGTGGTTGCCAAGGCACGGGATCAGGTGACACTTGATCAGCGAGGCGCCCGTCTTCTTGCGTTTGGTCGACAGATTGCGGTCGCGCGACATGCGTTCGGCGTACCAGTCCAGCAGCTCACGAACTGTCACCCACTTCGACAGGTTCGAACCATCACCGGACTCCAAGCGCAGGCGAATCGCTGGCAGCGCCGCGACGACCTGTTTGGCATTGAGGTCAGGAAAGGCCCCGATACGGTTCCACTCCCCTTTCTTCACCAGGTACCACGACGCCCGGGCGCGGTCCTTATTGAATCGCAGGTATAGCCCGCGATTCTCAATGTCCCGCAGATCCCGGACACCGCCGGCGGCCTGGCGCCTGATCTCTGTGTCGGTGATCTTTACGGCGGCGCTGGTCATGCGGCCACCACGGTTGGAGCAAGTCGCAGGTAAGCCCGGACCTGCTCCATAGCGTCGAAGTGCCCGCGACATACCACTGCGAGATAGCCCTGCTCATTCAGGCGACGGATACAAGCTGCCTGGCTTGCAGAGACTGCCGCTGGATCAACAGTGGCTTTGAACTCGATGTACAACCCGAAGAACCCACCGCGAGCCATTGGCAGGACCAGATCAGGAATACCCGCCTTCACGCCCTGCTGCTTCAACTTCATCGCTACCAGTTTGTGCCGGTGACCACCATTCGGAACGTGGTAGATCAGCTCGAACACTTGCGGGTAACGCAGCTCGATTTCGGTCATCAGCGCGGCCTGCTCTTGGCCCTCGCGGTCGACTGACTTGGCGCGCACTGGCTTTTGCTTGAACAGCTTCATCTCGGCCGGCTTCATTTGCGCTCACCGCGCGCAATCCGGTACCGGCGCCCTAAGTGGCGAATGCCGCACCAAACGCCGCCGCCGACAATCAGCATGAAGCTGAGCCATAGGTGGATCAGAATATCGTTCAGGTAGGCGCTCATACCTTCTCCCCGGTGATGATGTCGATAACTTCGAAAGTGTTGGGCCACATCAGGCGACCGAACTGCTGGGCGATGGCGCGATGCTCGAACAGCCCAACAGCCCGATCTGGCTTGTCAGTGAGATCCAATTTGTAGCCGCAGCAGTGCACGGCGAAGCGGTACTCGGCAGGATTGGTCGGAGCGAGACGGGAATCAGCCACGGGCACCTCCCAACTTGGCACGCAGTTGTGCCAGGGCGTCCTGTCCAACTTCAGGCGTCACCTTCGCTTCAGCTCGAGCGGGCAGAGCCTTTGGCATCGCCTGGAGCGGCTGACCAGCCAGCAAGCGGCGAATGGTGATGGTGTAATTTCGCTCGAACAGCTTGAGGCTGAGTGTTGAATCGAGCCTGTTCAGGCTTTCGAAGCCGCACTCTTTGGCGGCATGCCAGACCGCGTCGTGCGACCACTTGCCCTGCCCTGCCATCCCGGGATGAGCGTTACGGCACGCCTCGCGGTGCGCGGCCGCAAGTGGCGGCAGGCCCAGCATTTCTGGGGTTGGTTTGCACCACTCAATAAATTGACCAGGGCTTGGGATGAAGTCACCGGGCTGCTTGCGAACCTGGGTCATGCCAAAATTGATTTGGCCTTGAGTGCAGACGCCTTCCTCGATGAACGCCTGGAACCATTGGCGTTTCGATGCCTGGTAGGTTTCTTTGTCTGGCCAGGCTTGGCGCCACGCTGAACGGATCGATCGCAGCTCCTTGAACAGGTCGTTGATGGCCAACACCAACGTGCTGCTGGTTTCATTCGCGACTGGTGCTGTATCGCTCGCGGCGATGAACTCGCCGGCTTGGGCCTTATTCCAGAGTCCCTGGGAAATCACGGAGACGTTCTTCATGGCTTCACCCCGTTCTGCCATTCGGTGTCGTCGTCATCGAAGTCGGAGGCCGGCGCTGCTTTCGGCTTGAACTGCTTCACATTCGAAGCAGCCGACCGGACCTTGTCGTTGTTGACCCACTTGACGAGCATGCCCACCCATTCAGCTTGGGTGTTGACCTGGCGCTGAGGCTCGTAGTGACCGGTGAATGCGACGCGGACTGCTTCGGTGAACAGATCAAGCGACAACCCGCGGTGCAAGGCGTAGGTTTTCAGCAGTGTGTGATCCGGCGCCCAGTCGAGGGTCATTTCGATTGGCATGCGAGGATCAACAGGCTCTGCCGCAGAGAGAGGTTCTTTATTCTTCTCTACATCTTCTTTAGGTAACGCACCGCTAACGCTGGCAGCGTTACTTTTACCGTTACTCGCCTTGTAGTTCGCCACGCGCTTTGCCGTGAGAAGCCTGTTTTTAGCGGTCTTCCCGTTGTGACGGTCGAAATGAGGAAGGCTGATCACACCATCGAGTTCGATCATCCAGGCGACCGACTTCATGTGCTCGCAGAAACCGACAACGCCAACGAGACGATCCAGTAACTTTTTACTAACGCTCGGAGCGTTACCGTTTTCGGTTTGTTGGTCGAACCATCCCCACACACGCATCAACTTGCCGACAACTGCGTCAGGGTCGATATCGGCCAGGTCGGCGATCTGGCAAACCTCGGGCTTGTCCAGGGTGGTGAGTTCAAACTTGATCCAGTCGCCGGCCATTACGCGGCCTCCTGCAGTAGTTCAGCGAGACGTGTAAGGCCTTTCGGAGTGACCATTGGGTCGAATGCAGCGCGCTCGATGCCGGTTTCGGGATCAGGCTTCAAGGCGGTGACCTTGTGAGTCATGTGGCCGGAGGTGATGCGTGGCTGATAGGCAACCCATCGCTTGCATCCCTTTCGCCGATAGATCCAGCGATGCTGCTCAAGCCAAGCAAACAGTTGCGATGGAGGGATGCCAAGTTGCTTGGCCGAATCAGTGACACAAATCGCGCCACCCGCAGCAGCGAGCCGTTTGATTGCGGCGACCTTCGGGGCCTGTTCAGATATGACGCGCTGAAGCTCACCGTTCTTATCAGCAAGGTCGGCCGCAAGACGTAGGGCTTCAGGCAAGGTTTGGGGAATCGTGACGGCCTGTCGTGACACGTTTTCAAGTTCGTGCAAACGTGTCACGACACGGAAGCGAAGCGGTGCGCTGTAGCCGGCGAGCAAGGTGACGACCAAGTCCTGCCCGAGTACGTATTCAGTTTGCTGACGGTTCAGGCCGTCATGGTAGATGCGTCCAAAAGTGGACGCATCGAAACCAAGGTCCCCGAGCATGCGCTTGGTGTCGCGCATGACATGCTGATGCTGCTTCCCAGTGAGCTCGGCTATCTCCCGGCTCGACATGGTGACCGTATTGCTTGGAGCGATGATCGTGTTCATAATGGCCCCTCATGTTGTTGCTGTTTAAGAAGCCGGTCTAGCCACCGGCTTTTTTTCGTCTTCGTTTTTTGTACTGGATGAATCCACAGCTAAAGCAATTCACTTTCGGTTTACTTCGTCAGCGTTGATAATTGGCCCATCATCAAGCGGATGAACGGCTGGGAATCGAATTACGCGGCAGTACGCTTGGCTTTCAAAACCCGTTTGTGAAGGGCCACGATCGCCGTACCCACCTCGTAACGGGCACTCCCGCCTTTCGTGATTCTGAAAATGGTCGGCTGAGTCGTTTCGCACTGTTCGGCGATTCGAGCCTGGCTCCAGCCGTGCTGTGCCAACTCGGCCAGCATTTCTGTAATGGTCATAAGGGCCTACCAATGCGATTTGTAATATCTGCGATAATACGCAACCGAATTACAACAGGCAATACACTTCGACCTCCTTTAATACGCCGGGTCGAACAAATGACGATCGCAGTGCGGCTGCGCACAAAAATG